CAGTGACGCTGTAATATGGGATATTATCAATAGTTATGGCGGACCCAAGAAAGTCCAGTTCCTTAATTGTCCGATGACCGAAAGGCGCGGCATGGCGGGTCTGAACGAGCACTTTAATTGGCTCGCGTCACACATTCGAGGCGACTGCGTGATTGTGTGCGGTGCGGATGATTATGTTCATCCCTCACGGGTCGAGCGGACGCGGTGGGCTTTCGAGACGTTCAACCCGTCGTATGTGGGGACACGGCTGGAGTACAGGACGCCCGACACCGATCAGTATGCGGGGGAGACGGGGTTCCCCGATCGGTGCAGCAGGTGGATCGCCCCGGCGGAGTGTTTCAAGCATCTGATCGGGTCGAGTGGATCGAGTGCGTGGTCGCGTGACTTGTTTGAGAAGTACGGCCCGCTGGTGGGCATAGAGGCGCAGGATATGGTGCTGCCGGTGGCGGCGTTGATGGAGCGGGGGATTTACTATCTCGACGAGCCGCTGCATTACTACGTCAAGCACGCGAGCCTGGACAACACCGGAACGGGCGGGATGCTGGCGGCGGCGGTGGACGAGAGGCAGGAAAAGCAGCTATACGAATTGAACGCTTTCCATTACCTGCACCATTGGATGTCGATCTACCGGCGGCTACAGCGGTTCGAGCACATGGGGCGGCTCTCGACGGACGCGCAGGGCGAGTTGATGAACCAGGTGGTCAACGCGGCGAACCAACTCATCACGGCGCGGGAGGTTTTGACGATGGAGCGGATTGAGCCGCTGGCGATGCGGGCATGAGCGAGATGATCGATCACCTTTTGGATATCATGCTTTCGCGGGGTCTGATGGCGGATGAAAGCGATGCTCGCGCATTAGTTGCTGCGATGCGCGTACCGACTGCGGCGATGATCGATGCAGCATGGCGTTTGCCCGATGACGGCCCTGCGATCATTTACAAGTCGGCAATTGAGGAAAAATGGCGAGAGATGATCGAGGCGGCGCTCAAAGATGACTGATATCATTGCTTTGCTGAGCAACGACGAGCGAGCGGTGTTGATGATCGCGGCGCAGGGGCAATATATGATCCCGATCGGGCGCTGGGAATTGCCGATCAAGGCACTGACTGCGCGGGGTTATATGCGGATGCTTGATGCCGTGAACTATGTCATTACGCCAGCGGGTCTTGCCGCGTCCGAGGCGGCGGAAGACGACGCCATTCGTGGGATGATCAACGCGGGAAACCGGGCCTATGGCCGATAAGGTCGATGCGTAAATCCGTTTACAGCTCATTTATTGATGCGCTCGATTACGACGAGGAAGCGGGCGTGCTAACTGTCGAGTACCAGAACGGCAAGAGCACGCAGCATGAGGTTGATGCAGAGACGGTGGTGGCGAAAATCTGGAATGCGCCGTCCATCGGCGAGGCACTTCACGCGAACGTAGCGGGCTTCACCAAGAGGAAATCGTAGTGGCAACACCTGCTGAGATGTTCCGCGAAATGGCCGACAGGATCGACCTGATGAACCCGGATGAGTTTGCCGGTGCCGTTCTGATCGTGCCGCCGACCGTGAGCGGTGTCAAAAGCGATCCTATCGCCGTGTTCACGGTAGAGGGTGTCCCGGCGATCGATCACTTCTGGGGGTCGATCAAGATGCGCGTCGATGGCGCAGTCTCCGAGCTTCAGCAGGAGATTGCCAAGCGAGCGACGGGGTTGGGATGGCGTTAAAATGTCTGGTCAGAAAAAGGAACAAAAACGGCGCTCGAAATTAATAGCGACGATTGATTCGCTTGCTAGGCGACCATTGCGGCCTGAGGAAAGAGAGGCTTTGAGTCGTCCTAGGCCGGTTAAGAAAGGTTGGAATCGCAAGATGGATGGCTGAAGGCTGGAATCCAGTCCGCGTAGAGGCATTCCGCGCGATTGCCTATGAATTTCTTGGCAACACTTTCGTCAATAGTAAGGAATTAGGCGGGCACACCTGCCTCGGTGATCACATCTACCGAGCGCAGAACATGTTCCTTGACGGAGTGTTTGGTGCGTTGGCTGATGGCGTCCATGACATCAGCATCCTTAAAAGTCGTCAGCTTGGGATTTCGACAGTAGCGCGCGCTCTATCGATCCTATGGCTTGGGATGCATGACGGCCTTCAAGGTGCGATGGTGTTTGATACAGCGTATAACACAGCTCGTGCCCGCCGCGAGATCATCGGGATCATCCGCGATTTGCCCAAGAGCGTGAAGTTCCCGCGCATCCGCGAGGATAATAGGGACGGCATCATTTTAGAGAACGATTCCCAACTATTGTTTATGGCGGCAGGGGTAAAAAATAGCAGAACTGGCGGTGGCTTAGGGCGATCTGTAGGATTAAACTTCGTCCACGCAAGTGAAATGTGTTCGTGGAATAATGATGAAGGGTTAACTTCTTTCAGGCAATCGCTTTCAGAAGAATACCCTGACCGTTTGTACCTATGGGAATCTACTGCTAGGGGATTCAATTCTTGGCACGACATGTGGACCGAGGCTCGCGAGGACGATGCCAAGCGAGCGCTTTTCTTCGGATGGTGGGCAAAGGACAATCAGGAAATCGCGCGTGGAACTGCCGACTTTGAGAAGTATGGAGTTGAGCCGCCAAATCCGAGCGAACTGAAGCGCATCCATGCTGTCAAGGATATGTATGGCTGGGATATCACGCAAGAACAGTTGGCGTGGTATCGCAAGCGATCGGACCCAACGCAGGAGCGAGAAGAAGGCGAACCGGAAGATACAAATTTGGTCCAGGAGCAGCCCTGGACCGAAGATGAGGCGTTCCAACAGACCGGCTCAACCTTCTTTGAGGCTGATAGGCTGACTCAGGTTTCCGCGCGCATCGCCACAACCCCACGCCCGCAGACTTTCCGATTTCATCCCGGCGACAACTTCGTTGATGCCGACTTCTACCCCGCCCGTACCCGGCGCGAGATGGAAGTCAAAATCTGGGAAGAGCCAGTTCAGGACAGTACGTACATCGTGGCGGGTGACCCAGCCTTCGGGCACAATGAATATAACAACAATTCGGCAGCGCAAGTGATGCGATGCTTTGCAGATGGCATTGATCAGGTCGCCGAATACGCGACAGCGACGATTCAGCCGCACCAGTTCGCTCAATTGTTGTGGTCGCTAGTAGGTTACTACGGCGCGAAGCCGAACAATCGCATTTTGATGATCTGCGAGTTGAACGGGCCGGGCGAGGAGGTGTGGCGGCAGTATCGATCCATTCAGGGTTTGCTCAATCAGGGATACATGCGTGCCGCAGCGGAGAAAAAGGGTATCGCGAACATCGCCAACAATGCTCGCAATTACGTGTTCCAGCGCTCTGACTCGCTCACGTCGGGGCACTCGTTACAATGGAAGACCGCGACCCAAAACAAGGTCCAGATTTTTGAAGCTTGCCGAAACTATCTACATTCAAGCACACTGTTAGTGCGTTCTATCGATGCCGTTGAAGAGATGAAATCGATCACCCGCGACGGCGATTCGATCGGCGCTCCAGGCAACAAGCGAGACGATCGTACCTTCGCTCTGGCGCTGGGCGTGCGCGCCTGGGACGAGAAATTGCGGCGTGGCCTGATCACCGGAAATCGCACCCGTGAGTCGGAGCGCGCGAAGTTGTCGCTGTCGATTATCGACCAGTACGCTCTTTTCAACCGCTCGACATTGGACTACTTCTTGAAAGAGAAGCAAGCGACGCGCGAGGGTGCGGCGTTGCAAGCGATGCGAGCACAGCGCCGGGCGAGCACGGGCACGATGCGTCGGCTAGTGCCGGCAACGAGGCGGTTCTGATGGCCTTTAATCGCTTTTACCGCTGCCCCGACTGCGAGGGGACGTTCAAGTTCATGCACGTTTTGCAGGACGATCCGCCGCCGGATCGGTGCGAGCTTTGCGGTTCGTGGATGAATCTCGACATTCCGCCAGAACCCGTGTTTGTTCCGCAAGCGCCCGCCGTGCGCTCTGGAAAGGCGAAGGCGGTAGACGATGTGTATTACGGGATGGAAGACAGCTCTCGCCTCCGCGCCGAGATGATGGCGCAGGTTGGCGGTGGTTCCGCATCGGACTACGCGCACACGCATATCACGAACATGAAGGACAATTCTCGCGAGGGTGACATTGCCTATGTGCCGCCGCCGCCGAATCCGGTAACACAGATGATGGCGGCGGCCCCGCAGGTAACGGGTCATCAGGCCAACGCAATGGCTTTCGCGGAAGCTAATCGGCACGGCGTTGGCGCTTATGCGGGTGAGGGCGCGCGCAAGGCTGTTGTCTCACAGCACCATCAGCAGGTAGCTTCTCTTGTTGGCGCGGGCCGTATTGGTAGCTACAAGAGCGCCGATTGATGTGTTTATATAGCTGAAAGGTTGGACGCTCACATGCCTTGCTGATCCCTGAAACGAGGGAAGAGCGGACCAAGCTCGCGATTAAGCTCGTCGAGGATTGCCGTGTCAGTCAGGCACAGCGTGCGTCCGCGTATCGGCAATACTACCAGTGGTCGGAGACGGGGCGTGCGGCTGGCGGCCTGGCGCTTGCCAATATGCTTTACGGGCATGTGGATCGCCTTGCGTCGCATCTGTTTTCTCCGAGTGGTCTGCGCTTCGCGCTCGATTACGAAAACGTCTATGGCAAGGATTGGCAGGAAAAGGGTGCGGTGGTTGCGCGGATGGTGACGCGCGAGTGGGAACGTCACAACGTCGATATGAAGTTCGGGCACGGTGTCAAAGAGGCGCTGACCTACGGTGCGTGCCTGATCAAGCAACTCGGCGGGATGGATGGCGACGGGGGGTTCAAATATCAGGGAGCCAAGCTCGTTCTGCCGCATCAGTTCGGCGTGTGCGACGAATCCTGCAACGATCTGCACGAACAGGAATACTTTCTGGAAACATGCTGGCTGACGAGCCAGCAAGTCTGGAGGCGCGTCCGCAGCCTTCCGAATGCCGAGAAACTTTATAAGCGCATCATTGCCAACGCGAATAAGGACAACAACGCCGGTCAGCCGACGAGTTTCATGCACCAAGTCCTTTCTACGGCGATCTTGGATACCGGCCTGCAAAACATGACCCGCCCACAACCGGGCGGCATCGTCCAGCTATCCAATGACCCGAATTTCGCGACGCTCGGCCCGCAGGTAGCGGTCGAACTTTACCCGATGCACGAACTTTGGGTGAAAGACGACACGCGGGGTGGCGGCGAAGACTGGACGACATTTCAGCTTATCGAGCCGGACATCCTCGTGGCCCCGCTGTTCAAGACGTGCAACCTCTATTGCCCCGAAACGATTCCGTTCCAGCTTATCCAACCCAACTTCGTCGCCAACTACTTCTGGGGGCGTTCGGAGCTGGTCGATCTGCTGATGCTGCAACAGTGGCTGACCTCGCATCTGGACGACACCCAGCGCCTGATGGGAATCCAGATCGATAAGGTTCTCGGATTTGAGGGTGTCGATGGGCTTACGGACGAACTTTACGCCCAATTGACCCGCGTTCCAGGCACAGTGTCGTCTCCCGCCGGCACGACTATCAAAGACCTGACGCCATCGATGCCGGAACAGATGATCCCGCTGATTGGCGAGATTTTGGGGCTGATGGATCGCGCGTCGGGGTTCTCTAACATCCTTTCGGGGCAAGGTGAGCAGGGTGTTCGCGCCGGAAATCATGCCGAAACGCTCCAACGAAACGCCAGCCCGCGCCTTCGCGACCGGGCGCTACTTGTGGAGCGTAATTGCGCCAGCGCTGCGGATGCAACGCTTGCCCTGTTCGAGGCCAAGAAGGCTACGGTGATCTGGACACATCCCGACAAGGAAGAATCCGAGTTTCTGCTGTCTCAGGTGCCTGAAGATCGCCGGATTACCGTCGATGCCCACAGCTCAAGCCCGATTTTCCACGATGATCACGAACAGCTTTTGGCATGGGGCGTAAAGGCTGGCATCGTGACGCCGGAATCGGCTATCGAAGAGATGCCATTTGAACACAAGGATATTTTGCTGGACCGTTTACGGGCAAAGGAAGCGGCTCAGGCTGCCTTAATCCAGCAGCACCCGGAAATCCTCACCCACGGCAAGGGTGGGCAAAAGCCGCACTAAAGTTGCCGGTCTTTCCCGGCTGCCATGCCAGCGCCACCGTGCGCCCAATGAACCTCCCTGTCGGGGGACGACGGAGAGGGGAGGACTCTAACCTCATTGCTGAACCACAGCTCGGCAAGCGAGGGGGAATTGAACCCCACCACACTCGGGATTGGCATCAGGCCCACTCTTGGCTCTTCAGCCACTCATTAAAAGCATCTACAGGGTAATAAACCTGCCGCTCTATGCGAACATAGGCGGGACCGGACTTCTTCTTCCGCCAGAACCATAGGGTCCGTTCGCTGCGCCCGACTAACTCGGCCACCTGCTTCGGCGTGAGGCGAGTATTGGTTGCTAAAGAGCGCGCGCCGTTCATTCCGAACCCCTCTTACCACCACTTATGCCTTCCGCACAAGTCAATTGTGGACCAAGCGCACCTACACACTATTACTAGTGTCGCAGCGTAGGCGTTTCTCGTCCCTTCGGGGAGCAGATGCTGCGGCAGGTGTGCAACCTTAGAGACGGAGCAGTTTTATGAACGTGCGCAACCGCAAAAAGCATCGCAAGGGCCGCAAGTAGGTCTTTGACGATCGCGATTCCCCAAACCCCCACGATGGAGACCGCAATGGTCCGCTATCGCATGAAGCGTCGGCACGGCCGCCGGTAATCAGCCCCGTGCAGTTCAAGCGTAAATCATCCCGTCCGAAGCATTCGCCGCGCAGACCATGCCCGTCGAAGGGATGACTCCTATGGCAGGAGCGCCGCCGCAGGGTGGCGCTCCCCCGCCTCCCGGTCAGCC